TAACGCCCTATGTGAGCTGCGCCGTGGATACGGACATTATACCGCTGGGCAGCACCATCATGATCGAGTACAACGGCGAGATGGTGTATCTGAGAGCCGATGATACCGGCCCAGTAGTCAAGGGGGACCATATTGACATTGCCGTCAAGGGGCACTCAGAAGCTTTATCCCTGGGCGTCCAGACGGCAGACATTTGGTGGTGCGAAGAATGAACGCACATGCGAAACGCCCAAGAGGCGAGTTAGGTCCCTGCCCAAGATGCGGCCTGTATTCCGGCCAGCGATTGGCAATCGAGGGCAACCCGGATATGTTCCTGGTGGCCTGCGACGCCTGCGGATGGCGAACTCGGAAATTTACTGATATAAATCACGCGGTGAGAGCTTGGAATGAAGGGAGAACATGACATGACACTTTACGAGATCGATAAGGCCATTACTGATCTGGCAGACCCGGAGACTGGAGAGATCACCGACTTTGAGGCGCTGGACAATCTCCAAATGGCGCGGGACCAGAAGATCGAGAACATCGCCTGTTACTACAAGAACTTGGTTTCCGATGCGGAAGCCATCAAGGCGGAGAAGGAGGCCCTGGCAGAGCGGCAGAAAGTGGCAGAGAACAAGGCGGCGCGGCTCAAGGAGTATCTCTCTTACGCGCTGCACGGGGAGAAGTTCTCCACGCCGAAATGCGCGGTGACGTTCCGAAAGACCACTTCCGTAAATGTGGACAACCCTTCCGCCGCCATCGAGTGGGCGGAGCTGAACGGGCATAAGGAGTGCATCCGGTACAAAGCCCCGGAAATCAGCAAGAGCGAGCTGGGCAAGGTCCTAAAGGCTGGGCAGGAAGTGCCTGGGGCTGTCTTGGTTGAAGGGATTTCTGTGGGGGTGAAGTGATGAACCTTGACATTTACGACAATGTCCGGGCTGTCCCCGCAGAGGCCAAGAAGGAGATCAGAGGTGGGCGGCTGAACGGAAAGACCGATATCAACCCTATGTGGCGCATCAAGAAGCTGACGGAGCAATTCGGCCCATGCGGCATTGGCTGGAAATACACCATTGACCGGGAGTGGCTGGAGACCGGGGCCAACGGGGAAATCTCCGCATTCATGGACATCTCACTGTACTACAAATACAACGGCGAGTGGTCCGAGGCAGTTCCCGGTACCGGTGGCAGCGCCTTTATCACAAAAGAGAAGAGCGGTCTGTACACCTCTGACGAGTGCTACAAGATGGCCTTGACGGATGCCCTCTCCGTGGCTTGCAAGGCCCTTGGGATCGCCGCTGACGTGTACTGGGACAAGGACAAGACGAAGTATGACAAGACCGATATTGCGGCGAAAGTCGATGTCACCACATGCGAGAAATGCGGGAAGGTCTTGGAAGCGTACAAGGACTCCAAAGGCGTCACGGTGTCGATCATGAAGCACGTGAACGCCAGCATGGAGAAGTTCGGGCATGTCTACTGCCTGGACTGCATTAAGGAGATGAACCATGATTGATTTGATCTCCGAGATCGGTCAGAAAAGCAAGCTGTTGGACGCCGCCGTGCAGGAGCTTGGGAAGCGCGGACGCTCCTATGCCCAGTCTGAACAGGAATACCGGATCGCCCTGGCAAAGAGAATTTTGGATGAACGGTCCAAAGGTACGCCGGTAACGATCATCTCCGACATCTGCCGTGGAGACCGGGAAATCGCAAAGCTGCGGTTTGAACGGGACTGCGCAGAGGTCGTTTACAAATCCGCCCTTGAAGCAATCAATGCCATGAAGCTGCAGCTCCGAATGCTGGATGCACAGGTGGAAAGGGAGTGGGGACATGCGGGCAGAGACTAAGGCAACATCTATTCCTCCGGAAGTCAAGAAAGCCGTGTACATCCGGGACAATGGCTTCTGTGTGCTGTGCGGCTCTCCATATTGTGATCCGGTGGCCCATGTGGTCCGCCGGAGCCAGGGAGGAAAGGGGATCGAGAGAAATATCGTGACCCTCTGCCCGGCCTGTCACAGAGCCTATGACGAGGGCACGAACATCCAGAGGCTAGGACGAGGCACCACCAGAGAAAGCCTGTACTGCTATCTGGTGGCGTATCTGAAAGGGTTTTACCCGGACTGGAACCGGGAGGATATGATCTATCACAAAGGAGTCGAAAATGCTGAATAAATGTTTTTTGCTGGGCCGGATGACGAAAGACCCGGAAATCAGACGGACAAACGGTGGGACGGCTGTCACATCCTTTACATTGGCCGTAGACCGGGACTTCAAGACCAACGGGGAGAAGGAGACGGACTTCATTGAAGTGGTTGCGTGGCGCAACACGGCAGAGTTTGTCTCGAAATACTTCTCCAAGGGCCGTATGGCGATTGTAGAGGGGCGGTTACAGATCAGAGAGTGGACGGACAAGAGTGGGAACAAGCGCCGTACAGCGGAGGTTGTGACCGACAACGTGTACTTCGGAGACTCCAAGAAGGAGAACAAGGAGGCGCCGGAATACAAGCAGGCTGATTTTGCGGAAATCTCGGAGGAAGACGGCGAGCTTCCGTTTTGAGGTGACACGATGGCCAGAAACTATGCTGCGCTCCCATGGGAATACAAAAGGGAGATGTCTGCACTCAACGATGCAGAGTTCGGTCGGCTGTGCAGGGCTTTGCTGGAATACAGCGAGTCAGGGACGCCGATAGCACTTTGTGGCAATGAGCGGTTTTTTGCCGAACGTGTCATGATGCAGGAGGACCGTTTTAAGGAGTCCTATACCACCAAGGCGGAGAAAAACAGAGAAAATGGGGTTAAGGGCGGGAGGCCTAAGAAAACCGAAAAAAACCCAAAGAAACCCAACTTAACCCAAAAAACCGAAACCGAAACCAAAACCGATACTATCTCTCCTAACGGAGAGAATAAATCCCCCCTATCGTCCCCCCAGGGGGAACGGTTTGACAGGTTTTGGGCTTTGTACCCAAACAAAACCGGGAAAAAGAAAGCCAGGGAGTCTTGGGAGAAACTGAAACCGTCAGAAGAACTGACAGAAACCATTTTGGATGCCGTTTCCAAACAGAAGCTATGGCCGAAGTGGCAGAAAGACGGAGGACAATATATCCCAAATCCCGCCACTTGGCTAAACCAGGGGAGATGGGAAGATGAACCACCCGAAGGAGGAGAAGATCCCTATGCCAAGTTTACCTGATGCCTCCCGTTGGCTGCTCTACGACGAGACCGCCATGGACACCCGGAAAACGCTGTGGTTCGTGGCGGATTCCCAGGATGTGACAGCCCTGGACAACCAGAACGCCGTTTGCCTTGCCTATGGGGCGGGCTTTGAGAACTTTCGGGACGCACAGCCGTTTCTGAGTGCCTTCCCGTCTGTGTTCCTGGCTCTGTCTGACCGTGATACGGCGGAAGCCGTGGCGGACGCCCTCAAAGAATACGCGCCATCTGTGGCCGTGCTGCTGCCGAAGGAAGGAGCCTTCGGGAAATGTTCCCGTATCCGGGACGTGCTGGCTTCCGGCGGGAGAAAGGCCATGGATCATCTGTTGCTGGGCGCCGTGGAACAGCCTATGGACGGTCTGTTGGACCTGGCGGACGTGGAGCGGAGGGACCCCGGCGCATCCGTCGCCGTCATGTCCGGCCTGAAAGCCCTGGACCAGTCCATCGGAGGCTTTGCCCCGTCAGAGCTGTCCGTCTGGACTGGAAGACGCGGCAGCGGAAAATCCACGCTGCTGTCCCAGCTGCTCCTGAACGCCATCGATCAGGGTTTCCCCGTCTGTGCCTACTCCGGGGAGCTATCGGCCTGGCGATTCAAGCAGTGGGCCATGCTACAGGCTGCCGGGGCCGGGCATATCGAGCCCAAGCGGGACCCGGTGTCCGGGAAGCTGTATTACTACACGCCGAAGGAGATCGCGGACCGGATCGACGGCTGGTGGAAGGGCAAGTTTTTCCTGTACGACAACCGGGTGGCCGGTGCTGGGGACGAGGACAGCATCATTTCCGTGTTCGAGTATGCCGTTCGCCGGTTCGGCTGCTGTGTATTTCTTGTGGACAACCTGATGACCGCCCGATTCAGCGACCAGAGCGATAAGGACTTCTACCGGGCGCAGAGCCGGTTCACGGGGCGGCTGGTGGAGTTCGCCAAGAAAAACGAAGTGCATGTCCATCTGGTGGCACACCCCCGGAAGGGCGACAACGACAAAAAGAAGCTGCTGACCGCGGACGACATCGGCGGGTCGGCGGACATCACAAACCGGGCGGACAACGCCTTTTCGCTGGAACGGATGGAAGAAAAGGATATCGCGGCCTATGGGTATGACGCCGGGCTGAGCATCCTGAAGAACCGGTCCTACGGCTCAACGGCAAACATCCAGCTGGTCTATGATGCCCGGTGCCGCCGATACACAAAGAAGGGAGAAAGCGATGGAGTCTACGGCTGGGAACGCTGACTGGACCGCTTATGAGCGGGAGAAGAAAAAGCTCCAGGGATTGCCGCCGGACGAATACGAGGCAGCCCTGAAAGAGCTGGCAAGGAGGATGGGAATTTGATTTTTGAAATTCCGTATCCGCCCACCAAAAGGGGAAAAGCGGCCTGGAACAAGCGGTTTGGCCTGAATGCGTATTATGCCGGGAAACATTGGTCACAGCGGAAGCGGGACGCAGAAGAACTCCACTCTCTGGCGCTGTGGTCCATGAAAAAGGCACATATCCGAAAACAGTTCGTCAAAGGCCCTGTCGAAGTCATTTTTCGCTGGAACGATGGCCTGGACGTGGACAATCACGCCGCCATGGGTAAGGCATTTTTAGACGCCATGAAAGGCTACATACTGCCGGACGACAACCGGGAATGGGTGCGGAAAGTGTCCCATGAATTTTGGGAAAACGATAGCATACAGGTGGAGGTAAGGCCCTATGGGCGAACTTGAACAATACTTGGTCCCCATCCGACGGTATTCAGCCAACCCTTGTATGGATTGTTGTTGCCCAATCAATCAGTGCCCATGGCTACGGGAAGAGAAACCTGTACCGGGATGGACGGCCAAGAAACGGACGTTCATTGTTGGGAGAGATCAATACGGCGTAAAGCATTGGGTGACTACATACGCCATCGAGCGCTGCCCGCTGGAAAGGAAGAGAGCATGACTGAGCTTTTTGCATCATGGTCCGGCGGCGCAGACAGTACGGCAACAGCCCTGCTTGCTCTCGAGCACGGGGAGCCTTTGACAGCCTTGGTATACTGTGAGGTCATGTTTGATGCGCATACCAGCGGAGAGGTCCCGGAACATGCAGATTTTATCCACGGGATAGCAATCCCGTGGTTTGAGGAACATGGCGTGCGCGTGGAGGTTCTGCGATCTCAAAAGACGTTTATGGACGTGTTTTGGCACCAGATCAAAAAGGGGTTGCGGGCCGGAAAGTATCAAGGATTCCCGTCGCCGGGGTTTTGCAAGGTGCAAGATCGCTGTAAGACACCTCCGCTGGACCGGTTTCGCCGGGCGCATAAAGGAGCAGTACAGTATATCGGATATGCAGCAGACGAGGACGAAAGACTGCTGCGCCTGGGCGGGCAGAAAATATCCCTGCTGCAGAAATACGGATACACCCAGAAGGATGCGCGCGAACTCTGCCGGAAATACGGGCTCCTCTCTCCAGCCTATGAGTTCTGTAAGCGTGGCGGGTGCTTCTTCTGCCCAAATGCCAGTGACAATGAGTTCCGACATTTGCGGGCACACCATAGGGAGCTATGGGATAAGCTCTTAGAGCTCCAACACGTGGAAAACGTTGCTTTCCCTGGGCGGTTCCGGACAGATGACAACATCATTTACATGGAGTCCAGGTTTGACCTGGAAGAACGGCAGATCACATGGGAGGATTTAGGACTATGAGCGATGAAAAGCGCGCCCTGTTGGGCAACAAAGAGGCGGCAACACTGACACATCTCTCCCTGTTTTCCGGAGTCGGCGGGCTTGATCTGGCGGCGGAAATGGCTGGTTTTAAAACCGTAGGACAATGCGAGTGGGCGGACTATCCGACAAAGGTGCTGGAAAAGCATTGGCCGGACGTGCCGCGATGGCGGGATATTCGGACACTGACAGGAGAGAGTTTTTATGAAAGAACAGGATTTCGAACAGTTGACATTATTTCGGGCGGATTCCCCTGTCAGCCGTTTTCCGTTGCCGGGAAGCGAAGAGGCAAGGAGGATGACCGTTACCTCTGGCCTGAGATGCTTAGAGTTATATCGGACCTCCGGCCCGCTTGGGGCGTTGGGGAGGCGGGTG